CCCGCCGATACACAACGCAGACGGGTCACGGCTGTTGCCGGCCTTGCCCAAACTCGGGTCGCACGCACCATAAAAAATCCAATCCGAATCACGATTGACCCAAAAATTCAGGCTGTTCGCAAACGGCGCGGCCTCACCGGCAACCGGATCATTCTGATATTCCGAATCGAACGTCGCATGGCCGTCACGCGCACGGATTTTCATCAATGCCAATACGCCACGAGCCGCCCAAGAAGTGACCGCGCCGCGCTCCATTTCGTCCTTGTTTACCTGATAAAACGCCTCGGCCACCGTCTCGCCGTCGTTTCGGAAAAGTTCCTCCCAGCGGTCCCACAAATCCATGCGGTCGGGCCAGCGTTTCATCGCCTTAAACTTAATACCGTGCCAAAACGGGTTATTTAAAGTGCGGTTAAGTACGCTGTCGTAATGCAAAATCGTGCCGATATAGATCACATCGTATTTCTGGCCGACCCCGCCCAGAGGCAATACCGTTTTAGTCAGCCACGCATTGAGCTTGTCGCGCTGTTCGGGATTGCGGACTTGCTCGTCATTCTCAATATCGTCCAAAACAGTTAAGTCAGGACGGTAAGGGCCGTGACGCAAACCGCGCAGCTTTTTACCGCTACCGGCCACTTGCACCTTAACGTCATTGGCCGTAACAATCGTACCGGCCTGCCATACACGGCCTTGTCCGCATACTTCTGGGAAGTCGGTTTTCAGGCGCGGATTAAATTCCAATTCCGCCTTGATGGCTTCGAGCATCGGGTATGCCTGGTCTATGCTGTCCATCACAATAACGGCATAATGTTTTTGGCCGGTCACAATACACCACAGCGTAAACAGCTGGGTAACCTGCGTCGATTTACCCTCGCCGCGCGGCGCACCCACCGCCTCATTTTCCCCTTTGGGGGAGCGGATAATCTCCGGCAGACGGCTGAATAAAAACGCATGCAGTTCGGATTTCTCAGGCGAGCGGATATAATGGGGGAAGTAGGTATTTACGAAATATTCGTAACCGCCTACTGGGTCAAATACCTTGGTACGGCGTGCAGCAATAGCCTTGGGCGACGCATCAAAGCCGTCCACTTCCGCTTCGATGACTTGGCGCAGACTGGCAGCAAGGACGGACAGGGATTTGAGGAAATCTTTGTTCTTCATTCAGACAGCCTGTAAAAATTCGCACGATTCAGAACATCCACCTTGATGGGTATAACTTACTGTTGGTTCAACAATTTCTTTTAATTTTTCAAGGTCGGAAACGGTACGATGCCGACGAAAGAAAAAAACGGGCGAGCCATCTCTACCGTTCGGATATAGCCGCTCCATCATTTTTGGAAATTCAAAGTATTCGGAGGCATCATTTAACGCATTAAGTAACTTGGCATCCGACTTTTTAAAACACCAGACACAGTTGCCTAAATATTCGGGGATGTTTAAATCAAAAGGCTGTTTTTTCCAGAAATCTAAAACATCTTGCTTTTCAGACGGCCATATATCTACCAATGGATAAATAATTTTTCTTTGGACAGCATCTGCCTTAATGCGTCTCGATTCGTCAACTCTGATACCAATAGCTGTATCAACGGCTGCCGTACCGAATTTCTCACGCGCCCACGAATTTATAACTGCCAGTTTTAGTTCTCTTGTGCAATGCGGGTTGGATACGTTAGGTATCGTATATTTTGCAATCATCGCCTGATAAGGCTCGCCATTTCTTGATGCTATTTCAAAATTGACCACCTTATGCCGAGTACCCTTGCCATGTTCAGAATTAATCACCGCTTCCAACCATACTACCGGCCAGCCAAACACTGTCTCACATTGATGTATAAACTCAAGCGTTTGTTCGTGTTCGCAGCCCGTATTGGCAAAGACAATAAATGGGGTGTAATTAGTAAACAACCCAAGATTATTCATAATCAGATGTGTCATGTACGCGCTGGTGCGACCACCGGAAAAACTAATCAACAAAGGTTCTTTATCCAAACTTCTTCTCCACTTCCGCCCCAAACGGCTCCAATACCTCCACAAAGGCAGGCAAATGTTTGGGGTGTTTTTCTTGCACAAACGCCATCAAGAACTCAATCAATTCCAAAGCCGTCGCCAGTTTTGACGTTTCCGGCATCACACGGGCATTGGCTGATACGGTTTTCGTAAACGCATCGGCTAGGCTGGCCAACAGCTTCGCACGGTCCGACGGCGACAAATCTTCGGTACTCGAATCCTGCAGCATCGTCATCGTACTGTTGTACTGCACCATAAAACCGGCCAACATCGCACGGCTCAAGTCCTCGATACCGCCGCCGGCCAAAGTGTAGGCAGCGCGCATCTTGTCCCAGTCGTCGCCTTTTTCCTTATCCGCACGTTTCCACGCACGCGCAGTGGCCTGCGGGATTTCGCACATCAAGGCCGCCGTTTCCAAAGTTTGCTCGCCGCTCACATAGAGCCGGCGTAACTTTTCACGGATTTCTTGCGGGTGAGCCATAATTACAGTCCCATTTTCGCTTTAAGCAATTCCCAGCCGACCGTAATCACGCCGCCGCCCAGTGCGCCGAATGTAATGGCCGTGCGTTTCGTGTCTTGGCGGATTTGTGCAATTTCCGCCTGCATTTCCTTCTGATTTTTCAGAGTTTGATCAGTCTTGTTTTCAATACGCTCCAAGGCTTCCAAAATCGGGTCGCTCATGATTTGTCCGCTTTCCTGTCCAGTTTTTCGTTTACTTTTTCCAACTTGTTTTCAATTCGTTCTAAGGCCGCCGCAATATTAGTGCTGTCTGCCTTGGCGTCCGCCTTGGTGTGATAAGAGAGCTTCACCGCGTGCAGCTCCTCTTTAAGGTCGTCGATACGCTTGTCCGCCTCTTTCAGACGGCCTGAAATACCGTTGACCCAAAACCAAAACGCCGCCGTTGCAATCGGCCACAGGGTTTTAAACCCAAATTCAAAGTCCATTTAAAACCCCTTTAAACCGGCACGTCGCCGAATACGATACGGACGGAGTAGCCGTCAGGGCGATTACTGAAAATTTCGAGTCCATCTCCATCGTTACAAACGCAGTAATACGCCGAAATCGTCTGCCAAACTGCACGCTTAAAAGTGTCGTAGTTTGTATTTGGATATTCAAGGTTAAAGGTCGTCTGAAAATCCTTATTCATCCGTACCGTATATTCAAACCCTGCCTTATCCAGCAGATTAGAAACATGAATGACAAACGGCTCTTGTTCGCGGGAGCGGCTTAAGCCCAATTCCAAATCGGCATGGCGCACAGCCAACTGACGTTCAACTAATTCACGGTAGGTCATTCTTTGATACCCATTAAATATTTTATCCGTCTGTACAACTTCTTAACCCACGAAATATTTACAAATGTATAAATCTTTGTTACAACTTCGCCGTCATACTGCGCATTTTCCCGTGCAGCCCGAAATTTTGCCCGGGCTTCTTCAGGGCTGTCCGCCCAAATGCTCAATGACCAGGACTTACCGTCAAAGCGGTAAGAAAACGTGTACTCATTCATAGGAGAAACCTTATGTATTTTGAAATCTATAAAGACGCAAAAGGCGAATACCGTTGGCATTTGAAAGCAGCCAACCATGAAATCATCGCTCAGGGCCAAGGCTACACCAGCAAGCAAAACTGCCAGCACGCAGTCGATTTGGTGAAAAACACTACCGCCGCGACCCCTGTAAAAGAGTTATAAAATCCGCTTTTACCCTAAGCCCGCGCCCTACGCGGGCTTTTTTGTCAGTCGCCGACTTTGCGGGAGCGATTGCCCGCCCAGTCGCGCCACGCTGCGTTTTGGTTTTCCAGCTCCGAAACATAGCCGCCAAACTCAGCGGCGTGTTCGAGCAGCGTTGCCGTCTTGCCGTCCTTCGGAGGACTCGGGCGTACCGGCGCGACCATCAACGCAGCAGGCGGTGTCGGCATGATCGCCTTTTCGACAACCTTAATTTCCGTAGCCGAGGGCGCGGTTGTAGAGCTGCAGGCCGTGATGGCCAAAGCCGTCAATACAATTACCGCTTGCATTTTTACGGTCTTGAGTAAGGACATTTTCGATTTCCTTTTTATTTTCCGTTTTCAGACGGCTGACTTCCGCCTGTTTTTTCGCCAAAGCCATACCGACGGCGTGTGCTTTGACTTCATATTTTTTAGCTTCCGCACGCGACTGTTCCAATTCGCGCGCATAGTTTTGAGCCGACAACAGCAGGGCTTGCGCCTTATCGTGCTCCATCTTGTCGATGACGGCCTGCTGCTTTGCAAACGCCGACTTATAGCCTTGATGGTGCGACACCGCCAAACCCGTGCCGACAAGCGCGATAATGGCAATCGGTTGCCAGTTATTCGCCAGCAGTTTCACGAGATTCATTCTCGACCTCCTGCCGTTTGACACTGACCAGCGAGCGCGCTACCGCATAGCCGCCGACAATGCCCAAATACACCGCCCAAATCTCCGCCGACGGATCGGGCAACATCACAAACTTAAACGTCCCAGCCGCGCAGGCAACGTTTGCCCACAGTTTCGAGTGCGACACATTACCTGTCGCCGGGTTTTTAAAAATATCAAAAATGCGCATTATTTATCCCGTAGGTTGGGCATTTATGCCCGACAAAATCAGTGCTTTTTTCTCGCAATGATTGGGCGGTCGTAATAACCACTGCCAATACAACGTGTTTCAATTCGGACTTCCCAATCATTTGATACCAAATTCAAAATCCAACAAATCAGACGTGCTTTCAGCATTTTCTCGCCTTGCGTTTACGCGCCG